TTTGCAATGGATAATATTACCGATCACTTCTGTTCCTACCTTCTCCTTTCTTTTACTCAAGAAAATGATGTTGGTTGCGGCATAGTAAAGTCCTGTACCTCCACCCATTACCTGCTGAGGAAACATTGTACCGACTTGTGAATAAGTATGATTGGTTACTAGCATAGGAATTTTACATTTGCCTAATTTCAATGTCAACACTCTAAATGCTGCTTTAGTCAATGCGGCACGTGTCATATCTTTAGTTTCTTTACCGTCAGTAGTATCTGCCATTTCTTTTGATGTGGAAAGCATTCCTAAAGAATCCAAACAGAACATCATAGGTTTTCTTTCTTTTTTATCTTGTTCAAGATACTTGTCTAAAATTCTTGCCGATTGATGTGAAAATTCCTGAATAGTAGAAACAGGCATAATTACCATTCTTTTGCTATCAATACCTCTTGTTTCTATCATTTTTTTTGTAAGTGCAGATTCACTTTCAAAATAAATGACACCTGCTTCTGGATTGTCCTCTAGAAACTGTTTGACAACACCCAAAACAAAGAATGTCTTTCCGGTGGCACTCTCACCTGCAAAAGCAGTAATCTTGTTCGAAGCCAGTCCACCATAGATAGAACCTGAGAGTAAAGCATTAAGAGCATAACTTCCAGTGTCGATAAATGATTCAACATCACCTGCTTCAATTCCATCAGCAACGATTCCGGCATATTCATTTCCACTCTCCTTAATTAACATTTTTAGATCCATATTTTTACCTTTAATTATAAAATTTATCAATAGTGTTTTCGAAAGTTTCAATATAATTTTGATTATTTTTTCTGAACACCCAAATAGGTTCTATAAAAACATCTGCCAATTCACTGGCATTTGGTCTTGCAGCCATACGCATACCTATTTTTCCAAGATAATTAGATTTTTCAAACTCTTTAAAATATTCAACCATATCATCACACAGATTTAATCTTTTATTTCCAGTGCTTCTCGGCTCAATAATGTTTATCATCATAAAACCATCATCTTTAATTGTATTCCAAACTTTTTTCGTAACATTAAAGAAAAAGTCATATTTCCATTTATCAAATGTATCATATCGATTCCAAGATTGATCATCAACTTTATCAGAATCTTCGGCATATTTTTCAGTTTCAAAATAAGGAGGAGATGTAAAATAAAAATCAAAAGTATTTTCATAAAGATTCCAATCTACATCTTCTGAAGGTTTTCTCCAAATCTTAACGGTTTTACCACCAATACATTCAAAATAATCTTCTTTCTCTATTAAAATAGGTTTATTTGAAAAACCTAATGTTTTTTCATAAAATAAACATTGTTTTTTGTAAACCTCAAATGTTTCAGGATTAGGATCACATCCCACATATAAATGAGTATTTGCAGTAGCATAAAATCCAGCTAAACGATCACCCCATCCACAAGAGGTGTCTAATACATTTTTTGCTTTATGTTTTTCATACAATGCTTTCGCCACGGTAGGTTTAAATTGAGTGGCTGTATAGGTTCCAAGTCTAAACGATGATCTAAATGTCTTATCATCGACTGCACTATTTCCCATGACACCATCTCTCCAGAATATCCAATTCATTTTTGAAAGTTTTTTTTCGTCATACCAAATATTCCATGGAGAACTCACTGAATTTGAACCGCATTTCATTCTATTTTCTTGCTGAAAATAATCACTGACATCATTATATGCATGAGAACGATCAATTACCCCTAGAGGGTTGTCCGAATACTTATATTTGTAATCATATCTTTCTTTAACGATGGAAAAATTTTTATATTCTTTGAGCATACTAACAATGGAAAAACGATCAAATAAACGTATTAATCTTGCATGTTCTATTTCTTTTAGAGGAAAAGGAACATCATTCAAAGTGATATATCTTGCCAACGAATCTCTAATATCATCTTTACCATACTCACTAATCAATAATTTCCAATTTTTTTTGATTATTAATGGAATTTTTCTATGGTCACAATTATTTGTGAAATATTCTATAAGTTCTTCAACGATCATATAAAAAAACTATCAATGGTGTTTCTTCTTTCATAGTCCCAATCAACACATTTAAGAATTGCCTTTAAAGGTTCAAGGAAAGATTTATCAAATTGAGTATCATAATCAATATAATTTTCTAATTCAAATTCTGGAGGCAATATAGTTCCCATGCTAATCACAGATTCTCCAGAAGGATTAGGAACTTTCAAATAAGTAAATTTTATTTTTTCACCTTCCTGTATCAATGCGTGAACATTTGTTAACTTTTTTTGTTTTAACATATGATTGTGCATAATAGTACCACGAACATGAATAGGTGTGCCCTTTTTATATAAGGTAACACTATCTGAATATTTAGCTATACCTTTAACTGATCTAGGAAATGCAACATCTTCAGCGGGTAATTGACTAAATTCGATTCTAAATTTTTCAATAAAATCTATCATTTGATCTTCAGTTCCATTCATCAGTATATTAAAGGCATTGGTCAGTTTATTTCTAACAATTGAAGGAGTTGAAGATTTTACAGATTCTAATCCCATAACTTTAAGTTTAGGTTTAGCATATTGAACACCTTCAGAATTATGAACATTCATAATATAGTGTTTTTTACCAGTCCAAACAGCTTTATCAGCAAGAACTTCTCTCTTCATATTCATTTTTTGCTGATATGCATTCATATATTTTTTTAGATTTTCATAAGATTTATTGATCACATCTTGCATTTTAGTTTCACAAACTTTATCCAAAAAACTAATTATCTTATTTTTATCAGAAGTGTCCTCAAATACAGTTTTGACCAACTCATCAAGACACACATAAATAGAATCGGTATCAACTGCAATAATGTAATCCTTATCTTCTGTTTTAAGAATTTTATTCAAATAAACATTAACATCTCTCTCAATCCAACGAATGGATAATTGACCTCCGCTTGTAATCGCTTCAGCCTGTTTTATATCATAAAATCTAAAGTATTGATTACCTAAAGCACCATAAGCAGAATTCAATTGAATTTTTCTTGCCATTTGCATATTATTTAATCTGGAAACTTCATTTGAAAGTCTTTTCTTTTCTTTCAATAATTGTTCCAATGACATTTCATGATAATTCATATATTCCTTATATTCTAACCCTTCTCAATTTTCTGTCATAACCAGGTTTAGGTGGAAAAACAAGATCTTCAACAATAGTTGAAAACATTTCTCTAGAACAAATATCTTCAATTTTTCTTTCAGCATCATGTATAAAAACATCTGTGTCTTTGTTTGATACCATCATAGAAAGAAAAATACTTTGAGCTCTACCTGGATTATCACCATTCGGCCAACCTGTAGGACCATCAACCAAAATGACATCCCATTTTGTTGTTTCAACTATTTTTGGAAATTGAATAATAAATCTATCGTAATTTCCATTTCTATACTCTTCCATCATTCCATCAAATTGATTCATCTTACAAGTATATTTTACAAGATGAATGTCTGTGGCATCTTTCAAAACCCAAGAACGTTTATCTTCTAAAAAAAGAGTGAATCCATCTTTGTTAACCGTTCTCCAATATTCAGTATCATATCCTGTTCCAAAAACTAAAAAATTTTTATTTCCTAAAAAGTCAGTAATATGTAAAAATTCTTCTCTACAAATTGAATTTTGTCTAGGAGTTTGCATCAACTCATCTATCGTCATGTTTATTCCTTTCTGAAATTAGTCCTTCAACAATTTCTAATTCTTGCTTTGATTTTAACATTTGTTTTTTAAAAATTTTTCTTTCAGCATACATTCTCTCCATCATTTCGGCAAGAAATCCTTGTCTATCATTCTTAAAATGAAAACCATTTGCCGCAAGAACCATTCTCTGGTTTTTAGCATAATCAGTATCTATTTCTTGGTTTAAAAGTTGATCTACAGTAACAGGTTTTGGCGGATAATCTCTTATAATGGTGTCAGGAGATATATTATATTGCATAATCAAATGAGGATATAAACTATCAAGATCGAAGCTAGCAACCCATTCGTACATACCAGGAACAGGTTCTTTCACAAAAGCACCCATATAGGGTTCATTCTTTATAGTAGTTTGCTTAGGAGGTATAACAATATTTTTTCTTCTTAATTCATTATAGATCAAAGTATCCCACATTCTAACTTGAGTGAAAACATCCGTGTAATTAACTTTAGCGTCATAAGCAAGAACTATTGACATTTCAATTAATCTCATTTTTTCTTCAAGTCTTGTGACTAATTCAACGTCTTTAATATTATAATCAATAAATTTCTGATAGTCTTCTTTCCATAAATTATGTAAAGAACCAAATTCTGAATAGTCTAATTTTCTCTCTCCCAATTCAACGTGAGCAATGTGATCTAGTCTGTAATTTTCTTGTTGAGTATGTGTAAATTTTCTATAAAGATCCAAATAGTCAAGAGTAGCAACTCCCATAACTTCAAATGATTGCTGTTCTCTGGTTCCTCCAAATCCAGCCTGATTTACAGTTCTCTCACTTACAAAGTTCCAAGGAGATAATTTTGAAGGTCCCATCTTAGATGTAGATTCATCAAACAGCCTATTCATGCGATTTACAAGATATGGAATATCAAAAAATTTAACATTCCAACCAGTAATGATATCTATATCCTGATGACTCCACCAATCAATAAAATCACTCAAAAGATGCAATTCATCTTCACATCTAAAATATCTAACATTATCTTGTGTAACGTTGTAGTGACCTACACCAAACACCCACAATCTTTGACCTATTTGAACGGTTATTGCAGTGACTGGTTGACTGGCAATCTGAGGATCAGGAAATCCGTTCTCAGATCCAACTTCAATATCTATATTAGCAATAGTTATTTTAGATAAATCATATGATATTGTATCAGGAAAATTATCAGATATGAATGTATAATGATAATTAGTATTTCCATAAATACGAAAATTTTCTATGTTTTCATATTTTTTTATGAATTCTTTTGCTTCTTTAATAGAACCACATTCTATAGGAGAAACATATTCGCCATCTAGAGTTTTGTAATCGGAAGGTTTGGGAGAAGGTATGTATAAGACAGGATTATAGTTGTCAACACTTTTAAAGTGTTTACCATGTTCATCAATTCCACGATAATAAATTTTACCGCCCCAGTTCTGAACATTTGTATAAAAATTCATTTAATATCCTTGACATCAGTGTTTGATAATGTTTGATTGTAGTCATGTACTATGATAACATTTATCTAACTGATTGTCAAGAAATCTTTTATATTTTAATGTCAATGATACATTATAAATTAATAGTTTTTTATATTGA